ACCCCGCCTCGTCCCAAAACCTCGTCCCATTGACTTTAGTCAACAAACACTGCTGTCCTCTCTCTCTCCCATAAAATGTCTCAGTCGCGGAATTGGTGCTTTACTCTTTTCACGTACGTTCTCCCTCTATTCTCCTCTTTGCCAGACTGGGCAAATTATCTCATATTTCAAGAGGAGGAGTGTCCCGACACCAAACGCAAACATATTCAGGGATACGTTAACCTAAAACGTCCACAACGCTTCTCGTTTCTGAAGAAGAAACTCCCCGATGGAGCACACATCGAGCAATGCAAAGGATCCGCATCCAGCAATAGAGATTATTGCACAAAGGATGCTACTCGAACAGCCGGGCCCTGGGAGTTTGGAGTGTTCGCCGAGTCAGGGAGCAACAAGAGGAAGACGATGGAACGTTTTGAGGAAGACCCAGAAGAGCTCAGACTGGCCGACCCTAAACTGTATCGTCGCTGCCTGGCGACTCGGGTTAATTCGGAGTTCTCTGGTCTGGTACTCCCTGTACTTGACAGACCTTGGCAGTGCGTGGCTCAGAAGATATTGGACCAAGGCCCAGATGATAGAACTATCATATGGGTGTATGGCTCTGAAGGCAACGAAGGAAAGACCACCTGGGCCAAGAAGAAGATCCAAGAAGGCTGGTTCTACTCCCGCGGAGGAAAAGGAGAAAACATCCACATACCAGTATGCGGAGCATTTGGGTCAATGTGTTATTGGACATACCCAGACAAGTGGAAGACAACCTGCAATACACTGTCTTGGAGGAAATCAAAGACCAGGTTAATTCGTTCAAGCAAATACGAACCCATAGATTTCAATTGCAGTGATAAGGTTCATGTGGTTGTCCTTAGTAATTTTTTGCCTTTACTGGATTTAGAGTATAATAATCGCGGAGAGATTATTAAGAAGCCCTTATTAAGTAGGGATAGGGTTTTTATTATTAACATTAATGAGTCTGTATGCGGTCATTCTGATGACCTGCAGAGTTTTGCCATGTATCTTGAATAAATGAAGTTTATTCATTAGAAAAAAAGAAAGAAAAAAAAACACACTACCACCAAACAATACCTATATATAAAAAACGGTAGCGCAGCGTAACGGCAGACACACGAAAGACACGTGAGAAGGAAAGAAAAGAAAAAAAGAAAATATGATTTCAAAGAAATTTGAAATCAGTAAAAAAGAAAAAAGAAAGTGGGCTCCAGCTGTCCTCCAATAATTGAATGACACGGATCGATAACCGGTGAAACCGGTAACAAACACAAAATACCGGAACTGTTCATTAAAAAACTAAAGGAAAGGTGACCGGCAACTGGGACGAGCTACTTATAAGAGGCGGGGGTAGTATT